TAAATCCAAATATGGAGTTATTATTTAATGGTCCAAGTCTTCGCACTTTTAGATTTCAATTCAAATTCGTGCCCAGAGGACCAAAAGAAGCAGAAGAGATTAGAAATATTATAAGAACATTTAAATATCATATGGCACCAAAAGTAGATGGACAAACTTTCTTAAAAACTCCAGATATTTTTGAATTGAGATATAGACAGGGTGGTCAACCACACTCATTCTTACATAAATTTAAACAGTGTTTTTTATCGTCCGTAAATGTCAATTATACAGGAGAGGGTAATTACACAACTTATGAAGATGGAACACCAGTATCAATGATTATGGACTTAACATTTCAAGAACTCGAACCAATTTATAATACTGATTATATTCCGTATACTGGTCCATATGCACCAGGTCAGGATCCAGCAACACCCGGAGGAGTAGGATACTAAAATGGGATATTTCAGAGAACTACCAGAATTAGACTATCAATCATTTTTATCTGACAGCAATTCTTCTCAAAATTATTTGAGAGTTAAGAATTTATTCAGAAGAAATAAGTTACGTGATGACTTACAAAATGTATTCACCATTTTTAATAAGTATGAAATTGTAGAGGGTGCAAGACCTGATACAGTTGCCGAAGAATTTTATGGAAGTGCCGAACTTGATTGGGTCGTTTTAATGACGGCAAATATTACAAGAGTCAGAGATCAGTGGCCACTGTCAAATCGTGACCTCTATAGATATTCAGAAAATAAGTATGGTGTTACTGGATTATCTTCCGTGCATCATTATGAAACAACAGAAGTAAAAGATACTCAAGGTAGATTGATTCTTCCGGCAGGTAAAGTTGTAGATGAAGATTTTACAATTCCAAATCCTTCGAATACTGCAACTACTTTAAATCCTGTGATTAATATCAATAACTATGAATATGAAGTTAGAAAAAATAATGAAAAATCATCAATATATCTACTAAAACCATCATATTTACAGCAGTTTTTGAATGATATGAGAGAAATTATGATTTATGATCGTTCATCAGAATATGTTGACGACAATCTAATCAGAACAGAAAATACTAGAGTTACAAATCCATAAAAAAGGGGAGGTTTCCCTCCCCATCTTACTTAGTCTGCTGCGAGTGCGGCAAAGTATGAGAGTGTATCATCATCGTCATCATCAGTCTTGGTAGGTGACAGACTATCAAGTTCTTCCTTCATTGACTGAGGGACAGGATTTGATTCTGCACGATTCTGTTGACGGAACTCTTCTTCTTCCTGAACGGATTCTTGGTCTTGGAACTTGGTCGTTCCTTTGATACCGAGAACATAATCAAGACGCTTCTTCAGATCATCATAAGACTTGAATTGATCGGGAGCAACAAAATCTTCGAGAGAATACTCTTTCTTCCATATTGCTTCCATTGCTTCGTCATCTTCCAGAAGTGCATCCTGACGGGCAAACTCTGAAGAATCATAGTTACGATAACCGGCAACATTCTTTGCCTTCAGTTTGAAGTTAGCACCCTGCCAGAAGTCAAACGGATCGATTGCTTCCTCGTCCTCAAACTCAGGTTGCATTGCGGCAGTAATCTTATCAAAGATTTTCTTACCGAATTTGTAAAGCATTACCTGACCTTCATTAGAAGGATTAGCAGGATCTTTTACAACATAGATATTTGCGACATAAGTCAGTTTACGTTTCTGCTTACGTGCTTGCTCTTTACCAGAATCAGTGCCGTTATTCCACAGCATCGTGTTGTATTCTGACATTGGGTCTTTCTGACTCAGAGTTGTCAGAGAGTTCTCAATATACCATCCACCAGGACCTTGGAAGGCATGGGAATAGAGTTTGACGAATGGGAGGTCTTCACCTTCAGGAGCAGGAAGGAAACGAATAACGGCATAACCATTGCCACCTTTATCACATTCTAGTTTCCACAGACGTTCATCTCCTGAACTACCTGCATTATTCATTTTTTCGACTTCCTTGACCAGTTTTTGTGTCAAAGAACCCAGTTTGGATTGCTTCTTAAGATCAGCAAAAGACATTTAGATTACCTTAGATTAGTTTGGATGTTTTGGATTTACTCGGATAGTATAGCAGAAATTCTCTCAGTCGTCAATATAGTCTTTGAGAGATTTGATTGTAGCATTCATACTACTGAATAAAGTCATCATATCAGTCTCTGGTGGGAAACCCATCATTGAAACTGATTTGCGTAGATTATCTTTCATCTCGATGGCCTTTGGGTCATCAGAAAGAGATAGTCTAGTATACATCACTTGCTGTTTTTCAAGCAAGGTTGTAAGTATTTCAACGTGTTCAAGTTTTTGTTCACGGGACATTCTACCGAAAGTAATAAAACTTTCGTAGATTTTTTCTTGCATTTCATTAATTTCACTCAGTTCTTCCTGAATGATTTCAGAATCAAAAAAGTCACTCATCTACAAGGGCCCGCAAAATTTTCTTAAACTTGAATACATCAATATTTAGAAAGGGAGAATATTTTTGGAGTTTTAAACTTACGGTTTCCCATACAGGATCTTTCAGTTTTTTATCAAACTTCTTTCTGAATGAGAATATTCGATCATAAATTACAAAAGTTTCAAGACTTATGTGTCCACCAAGAAACCTTTTTAAGATTGTTGGATGACCTTTCGAGCAACTGAATAGATTCTCTAATTCGTTGTTCGAGAGTAATTCGTTGCTTTGTTCGTTGAACAAGTAAGTCAAACTCTGTTGTCTCTTTGTCCAATCTGCGTAAGTCCTTTCTCCAGAACTGATAATTTCTCCAATCCATAAGTTTTGTGGGTTGTCGGCGTATGCGAAGTTAGATACAAGAAATTTTACAACTTCTTCATCATTATATTTACGACTGGTTTTCTCGAACCAATACTTATCTCTTCTTTTATTGAATGAAGAGACACTTGCACGGGTCTTCGCACCATATCGGAAGAAGTCGTATTTTGGGTTTGTAAAATGATTTTTGAGTGACAAATAATGTTGGTAGGTATCAAATGGAGTCACTTTCATAAAGGCAGTTTTGCTTTCGAAGTTGCTTTCATAAAATTAAGTCTCGTGGCATCCCACTTCAGTTTTTCTTTCAGTGGTTTTGATACAAGTTTTGTGACTGATTCTACATCAAGTTCATTGACTTCACAATAGTGAACAATCGCATCGATATAGTTGATTTTTTCCTCGGCAACAATCTTTTCGATTTCTAACGCAAACTTAGAAGGTGTCAAAAATTTATTCTCGATTACCTTTTCTAGTTCCTTATTCGGTTCCATAGAGTTCCAATTTATCTCTAACAAACTTTCTAATATATTCGGTAAGAAGTTTGATGTACTTTGATTTGTTTCGTTCTTCGTAGACAACACATTCTCCATTTTCACAAGCCATAATGATTACAAATTTTTTGACCGGGATACCAGTCATTTCATACAACATACATCCATATGCAGCACATTGTACAAAATAGTTTTCGATCCAATCTCTTGGTTTCGGTTTCTTAGAAGTCTTAAAGTCAATTATTGCTAATTCACCCTCGTATTCTGCAATACAATCGACGGTTCCAGCAATACCCAACTGCTTACTATATAGGGAAGTTTCCAGAGCATGAATATTATCAATATTCTTTAAAGTTCCCTTGGAAATTTTAAATAGAAAATCAGAAATAGGAGGAACTTTTAGTAACTCTATATTCTTTAGGTGACACTCAGTGAGACTATGGAAATCAGTTCCACGACGTGTTGCCGCCTTTGTAACTCGATTTGCTTCCTCATCACCAACTCTTTTTCTCCATTTTACAAAAGTCTCCTTATTATAATGACTAGTTACCGAAGTAATGGAGACTAGTTTTAAGAGTTCTTCTTCATGAGGGACAGAATAATATCTGACTCCATCAATAGTCTCCCTCTCAAGTTGAGGAAGATTCAAATCAACATGATTAAACATTAAAAACCTGCTTCTGTTTTTGCTACGATATACTCTTTGACTAGACCAGATCGAACAATATCGTCAGTTCCAAACTCAATTATATCAAAAGAAGGCATTTTACGCAAGATGTTCATAAAGTCAACAATACCATTCCTTTCATTTGCCTTATTTAAATCTGACTGTCGAGAATCACCACAGAAACAAATTCGTGTATTTTCACCAACACGAGTGATAATACTGTCGAGTTCATGAAAATTCAGGTTCTGAAATTCATCGACAATCACAATCGCATTATCAAGTGTCGTTCCACGAAGGAATGATGTGCTCCAGAATTTAATTGATTCCTGTGATTTAAGATTGCCATACAACATCTCAAAATCAGCATCAGAAGGCATTTGGAACATATACTTCACCATGTTCTTATATGGAATTTGATAAATGTCTGCCTTGTCTTCATGGGATCCGGGAAGAAACCCAATCTCTCTAGTTGCTACAAGAGACCTCACAAGGTAGATTCTCTCATAAGGTGTATTCTCGTCCAATACATCTTTAAGTGCGTTAAAGAGGGTTATAAAGGTCTTACCTGTTCCTGCACAACCATATGCGACTAGATGCTTTCCTTCTTTATAAGAATTGAACAATCTTTTTTGATTATCATTGAGTGGGTCTATATCCACTAAGTATCCAGAACTTAATGGTTTCTTTCTTTTCATCTGCTTTGTTGTAAGACCAACTCCAATGGGTTGATCATTCGCAGATGCTCTTTTTCTTCTTGCCATTAGATTTTAGATACTTTAGAACCTGGTGCTTTTGATGCCTTGTTCAAAACTTCATTCCATCCAGGATTTCTTGCCACAAGTTTATCTCTCCATTCACCAACTTCTGCTGGTCTAGGGCAGGTAGATGGGTCAGACCAATCACGAATCCAATCACTATTATCTTCGCACCATTTTGGCCACTCATGAATACTCAGAACTATTTCCTTTTGTTCACCAGTTTCTTTATTAATAATCGGATACGTTGCCATTTTATCAATTCAGTATAAAAATATTTAGATCCATTCCAGAGCTTCTGCTACTGTTGGAAACTGTTCTACAAAAACACTCTTACATGCTTCTGCGATGTCCATGTGCTCTTTTTGAGTTCCGTGAGCAGAACGCAAATCAATATAATGAATCCATGAGCGACATGAACCACTCATATAAATTCTGGTTGGTACTGCCAAAGGAAGCACAAATCTTGAACATTCCTTTGCAATTCCAGCAGCAAGCATTTCTTGATACAGTTGCATAGCATCATCAAAGTGCTTTTGAATCTTCATTTCAAAATTTTGACGAGTATGTGGATTAATATCATCAATAGAATTTTGACGATTCTTTGTATCTTGCCTTCTTAGATCAAACAAAGGAATAGTATCGGCAAGCATTGATGAATCTGCATACCGTTGCGAAAACTCCTGGAATGTAAAACTCCGATGACGCAAGATTTGAGCTGCCAGTCCTCTAGTAGTCTCAATCTCAAGAGTCATGAATGATTGCTCAAATACACTCCAGTGTTGATGTTTTACACAATACTTAAGAAGACCAGCAACTTTTGGATTCTCTTGATTGGAGGGATTAGACACTCGTGCCACATATCCCATCATCTTCTCTGCATCAGGCGTAACACTGATCAATTTTACATTCATTTACCAAATCCTTTGTAGTTCTTTTGTTCCATTT